CACGCGCTCGTAGAACATCCCCGCGTACATCGCGTCGTAATCACATTCCACGCCGCACACCGAGATGCCCTTGAAGCCCACGTTATCCCGCTCTTCCCAGAAAGGGTGGTGCGGGTCGAGGGCGACGAACATATCCGCCCACGGTGCGAATTTCACAGCGCGGTTCACGGCGATGGTTTTGTAGCCTTTAGCTGTTGCTGCGAGTTCGGCGGTCATGTCAGGGCCAGCCCCGAGAATGGCGACTGTCTCGCCTTGCCAGATGCCGTCAGGATTCCAAGGTGTTGTCATTTCAGTGCTCCCAAGTAAAGTCTTGCACAGTGTACTCGTCCAGCATCCCGTCCACAAGCATCCGTGGCATCTCGGATATTTGCCCCTTTGAGCCGATGCTTATTGCGTCCGGGTTGTCGAACAGGTGCTTGATGCGAATAATCATCCACGATTTGATGCCGTCTGGCACCGCTGCGGCGAGTCCGTAGCCCGCGATGAACCTGACTGTCACCGCGTTGTTCTGCCAGCGCGTGATAGGCCAGATGCCGCCGAATACGGGTGTGATGCGCGCCGGTGTGCTGGAGTTATCCACGAGGTACTGATCGGCGGCGAGCGTTTGCGTCGTGCCGTCCGTGTCAACGTAGGTGATACTCACCACGGATTGCAAGGTGGGCTTCGGTACGTGGATAGTCCAGCAAGGGAAGCGATCCAGCTTCATATCCCAAGTCTGCGTTATCAGCGCGCGCCGAGTATAGCCTTCCGCCGCGTGGCGAACCGTGCGAATGATCGCGTTGATTTCAGGATCGCTGGTTGTGTTCACGGTTGGGGCTTGCGCACCAAGCGAGGCGTCAGCGATATTGTCGGTGTACGTCGTTGCCGTGTTGTTTGCGAGGGTGGCGAGTAGCAGATATGTGCTTCCAGTAGCCTCTGTGCGGTAGATTTTGCGAGATGTGACAAGGGAGCCTCCTATTGGGATTGCTGACAACTCAACTTGGCCGTTCACCGCGCTATCTACAACTGTCACCGCCGCCGAGACGCCGCCCGCCTGCGTCTCACCATCCGCCGTGACGAAGGTGGCGAGATAGCGATGCGCGCCTACGTTGACGTTACCCGCGATTGGTGTTGCTGCAAGTGCCGCCGTAAATGCGCTGGGCGGCACTTCCTGGTTCATCGAGTCGATCCGCGCCCGCTGCAAGACCTCCGCAACGGTGAGCGGTTCGACTACCGGCGCGGCGTAGAGCGTGAGCGAGGACATTTATCGGCGGGCTGGCTGCTTCGGTTTTGCAGCGTCAGCCGCCTTGCGCTTTTCTTCTGCGTCATGTGGGGCCAAGTTGGCCTCTTCATCGCCAACTAGCGCAGCGGCTTCGGAAACGCCCTTGTCCACCCACGTTGCGTGCCGAGTGTTGACAAGCATCTCGCCTTGCTCAAACGTCACTTCACGCGATGACCCTTCGGCAAAACTGCCGTTCGGGCCGCATTCGAGTGTGGTCATAATGACGATAGCCATGCTCTTACCACTCCAGCAGCGTAGCAGTCAGCCCGGTTCCGCCAGTGATGGTCAGCGTGCCGCGCAGGTACTCCTTGATGCTGTTCAGTGGCACCGCTACTACGCCGGTGGTGGCCGCGATAGCGGTGGTGGCGTAGCCCCCCGACACGGTTACGCTTGGCACGCCGTCAAAGGCCACCGTTGTCGCGGTGGAGCCGACGAACGTGGCGGTGATCGGTGCTCCCGTGGTGTTTTTCAGAATCATCACAGGGTTCTTGGTCGGGTTGAACGTGAAGCTGTCCGTGCCGTTCAACGTGGTTTCGGTGATTACCCGTGATCCGGCTCCGAGCATTGATGTTGCGACGATTGCTGGCATGTGATTCTCCTTATTCGAGGACTACGTGGAACGTGCCGCTTTTGGCGTTTCCGCCAGCCGCGATTACGATTTTGATACGGTCATTCGCGAGTGCGATCTTGTCGTTCACCGCAGTTCCCGCAGCGGCGAACAACGCTGCGACACCCGCCGTACTATGTGTCGCCTGGCGCGGTGCGCGAGTTGCGCTGGCGTTCACTGCCGCCTCAGTCCACAAGGTTTCGCCCGTAGCTTCCGCTGTGATAGTGAAGCCAACGCCATTCGCGAAGTCAGTTGCGACGTAGCGGATCGTGGACAGTTTGCCGGTGCAGACTTCGCTGTACGCGGTGGCTGAACCGTCCGCCGCTGTTGTGACGGGGACTACGAGACGCTGTGCGTAACTCATGGCTTATGTCCCAATCGCGATCCACGCGAAGGACAGATTATCGGTGAAGTCAATCGCCGCGCCGTAGGTGGATGCGAAAGTTTCAATGTAAATCGAACCCGCTGCTGGCGCGCCCGCCTGATTACCGATTGACGCAGCAACGAAAGACTGCTTCGCTGTTACGGCTTGGATTGGTGAAGCGACCACCGCGACAACGGTGGTCAACCCAGTAACAACCGTGTCCACCGCAGCGACTTGCTGATGCACGCCACGGGCAATCTTGTAGCCAGCGGCCACGCCCACCGCGTAGTTTGTAGTAGCAGGCAACCCGGCTATCGCCGCTGTTTTGTCTGTACCGGCCACGCTGAAAATGCCGCCCGATTCGATGTCGATTGTGCCGCCAGAAGCGCACGCCAGCAGGTCGCCGCCATTACGCTGTTGAATCTTCGTATTGATCGTTACGTCAGCAGTCATGCTGTTCTCCTAAATTTGGAGCAGCGGGCCGAAGCCCGCCGCCGAGTTATTACGCTGCTACGCCAAGACCGAGTGCGGAAGCGATTACGCTTGCGTCGTTGGCTGTTGGCTTGAGGCCAGCCTTGTACTGGATCGCGATAATGCCGCCGACAATAGCGTTGGCGGTTGTGCGAGTCAGGTTTGCGAACACGTAGCGCAACGCGGGTTTGTACAGGTCAACGACCAGCGCCTTGCTGTCCGCACTTGTCGCATCTGCGGTGAACAGCGTGGTGGCTTTCTGTGTCACGGGCGCCGGGACAGTCAGACTGTTGGCCGTGTTACCTTTAACGGTCAGAGTCAGTGCGCTTGTTGCGTCCACGTCGCCGAGCAGGGCGATGAACATCACGCCTTCGTAGCCCTGCATGTCGAGGATGGAACTGTCAATCGCTGTTTGCGCTGCGGCTGCGGCAGGGCTGACAACGGTGATTTTTACGTCATTGGTTAATTGCATGTTGATTCTCCTTTAAGCGGGGCGACCTTAGCCGCCCCTGTCATATTTAGGCCAACTTAATTCTCGAAAACGCTTCGGCGAGAACTGGCATACCGTCGCTTTCGAGCCTTCCGATGTAGCCAGTCTGGTTCGTCTCAGCGTACAGTTCCTTGAGCACCTGAACTTGGAAGTCCAGTGCGTCGGCGATCCAGTATTGCGAGAAGTCACCCAGCATACCGACGTACAAGCCGGTGGTGAAAGTGTTGGGCGCGTACTCGGACATCATCACCGGGCGGCCCAGCAAGCGGTCTGGCTCACCGTCACGCACCGATTCGCGCCAGATGTAATCACCTTCGCCATTCTTGAGCTTGGAAATCTGCTTCAAGGCATCGCGGTGGAAAATCCAGTCCGCTTGGTTCCAGTACGCACCTTTCAAGCTATACTTCGCCTCGATCAGGCCGTCGAACGTGATGGCGGTAGTCGTATTGCCGGTGGACACGTCGCGGGCGGTGGTAACACCGTTCGCCGAGGCGGTGAACAGGCCGAGAGGTTGGTTTACGCCGGTGCCGGTCAGGTACGCCTTCTCTTGCGTAATGCCGAACTTGTAAGCCAAGCGTTCACGCACGAATGCGTCGATACCCATTGCCGACATCGCGATCAGCTTGTTCGACACTTTCAGGCGTTTTGCCAGTGGGTGTGGGTTCAGTTCGCGCTTACCGAAGGACATAGTGCTGTCCTCGTTGCCGGTTGCGAGTTCAGTTGTCCAATCACTGTCCGCTGGATTCGCAACCAGAGTCGGGACGCCCATCGAAGCAGCATTGGTCAAGCGGAATTTCGTCGCCTTCTGGCGGATGAACACCTGGTCATCAATGTTCTTGATAAGTTGGTTCACCCACTGCTGCGGGGCAACGGTGAAGCCGCCGGAGGTGTCCGAATCGGCTTGCAGAGCGCGGCTTTCGCTGTCGCTCAGGCTACGCGCGCCTTGCGCCAGCAATTTGCTGAACGCGGCGCGGTATTCATCGGTGCCGGTCTTGCCCAGCGCGCGGGTTTCGTCGTCAACCGATTTGCCCGACTTGGTGTCCTTGGCGGCGTCCTTGCTGCGCAGGGTGGCTTCGGCAGCATCGCGCTCGGCGGATACCAGAGACTCTTCACGGGCAATGCTCGCGCGGAGTTCTTCGGATTTCGCGAAGGCGGCGTCGTAATTGGTGGTTTCTTCGGCGGACAGGCTGCGCTTTTCGGCTTCGGCTTTGTCCAGAATGGCACGGGCATCGGCAATCGCCTTACCGCGTGCATCGCGCATTTCTTGCAGCTTGCTCATATCGTCTTTCCTTTCTACAGCGCCATCACGGCGTTAGTTTTGCACGGGCATTGAACACCTTTTTAGAAGCATCCACCGCCCGTGCGACAAGTGGAGTGCCAGCTTGAAACTGTTAAACTTTTTGCAGTACGTTCAACTCTATCGAAGCGTCGATAACCATTATCTTAACACCATCGGGGATAGCAGGTTTTGCATACGCCGCGATGCGGTCACGAGCATCGCTACGGACTATCCCTTGGACGCGAACCACAAGCGTATCACCTTCGCGCAGTTCCAATTTCGCGATTTCAAATTCGGGGGTCATACCGATAAATCCAAGCGGCGGCGCAAAATCTCGTTCGCCCAGCCACAATGTTCTTTCGTTTGTTCCGATACCGCTTGCATCGAGCGCATCGCTACGTCCGTGGAGTTGTACGCAGCGTACGTCACCGGCGACACGTCGAGCAATTCGACTTCGAGCAACGTACGGACAACTTGCCCGCCGATGTTCTCCCAGCTATCTGCGATGGTGTAGAAGCCGAAGGAACATTGCGACACATCTCCGCGCATGATCGGGCTGACTACCATATCGCGCACCAGCTGCGTATCTGGGCAGTTCACCTCGAAATATAAGCCTTGCGAATCCTCTTGCAAGGACAATGTGCCTGATTTGTTGCGCCCAAGCACGATATTCGCATCGTGGTTCCATAGGGCGCGCACATCGGCGTTCAGCAAAGTCTTAGCGAAGGCACCGGGGGCGATCCGCTCGGTGAAACCGCCCAAGTCTTGCGACATCGAATTGAAATTGGCCGCGTGCCCGCATATCTTTGCGGGCTTGCCATCCGCAGCGGGCATCGCGCGCAACTCGGCGCAGATGGTGCGGACTTCGCGCCCAGCAGGAGCGGAACGCTTTGCGTCAATCAAGTCGATCAACGCGCCGGCCGCGTCGTAAATATCAGTCTCGTTCTGCTGCCCCGCGCGTTGCCGAATCGCGATTAGACCCGAACGGTACACCTTACCGTTCTTGCCGAACGGGTACTTGTAGTGTTCCTTCACGGTATCTGCGACTGACGAATCAACGGCCAGAAACATCTTGGCGTAGTTCGCCCAATCATCGCCGGATGCGCCGAGCAGCGCATTACCATCCGCTGCGGTAAAATCCCACGCCGTTGACGTATCAACATCGCCAGAAGCGATTAGCGACTTGGCATGTGTTTTTCCAACAGAATTTACGGATATAGTCATATTGTGCGCAAAATACTATGGAATTGGTGGGGTGTCAACTTTATTAGCAGGTGGCACAACCGGCAGTGCGGACAGCCCAGAAACAGGTTGAAGATTTAGCTGGATGGTGTAATCGTTCATCTCGGGATCGTCTGAAGGGTTTAACCCCTCGAATATACGCACCTCGTTGCGGTTGAGATAGCCATTTTGCAAGCCGCTGGCATTATACGCCGTGCGGGCGGCGGTGTCGCCCCTTATCAGCCCATCCAGGTCGAATTTTATGCAGTGCGTCAATCTGTCCTTGCCGAACAGCAGATCGCGCCCCAAGGATTGCTCCCTACGCACCGCGCCAGGGCGAATCGTGTGCTTCACCAGCCCTAAATCCTGGTGCTCTATGTTGTTATTGGTACTACGAGACAGTTCCGACAGCAAATGCAGCGGTATTCCGTCGAAAATACGTGAAATATCGGCGATTGAGAACTGCATTGTCTCGATGATCTGCGCATCTTCGCTAGTCATGCCGAGTGATTGCCATTCCATCCCATCCTCTAAAAGCGCCGTTTTTCCAGTATTTCGGGTGCCGGAATAGGCCCTATTCCAGCCGTCCATGACCGTTTTTCGGCGAGTATCGTCCGCTAAGTGCCCCGGCATCTTGAGCAAACCGCCCAAGCGAGTGCCGTTTGCGAATAATTTGCCTGAATGCTCTTGCGTAGCCATCGCGTTGCCGATTGCCTCTCTTCCGGCAGCGGCGATAGGTGACAGCGGCGTTACCCCATCCTCCCCCACGGTCAGACCGTGCATGAATAGCATTTCGTTTTGCAAAATGATGCGAGTCGGGCCGTTCAGGGGTGAGTATTCAAAAGCCAGCTTGCCGTCGGGGGCGAAAAAGGGACGGACGTGATCGGGGTGCAGCGGAATAAGCTGGTCTACGGAGTTTCCGCCCGTAGCTATCTTCTCAGAGTAGCAGCGGCCCCGCAGAGCAAACTGTCCCGACATCATTTCGACCCACTCGAAGGGTGTTTGCCACTTATTCGGCTGGATCGCAAGCAATCTGTGCCTTGGGTGTGCTGTGTCCACTGCTGTCCCCCCGTTCGGGAGGTATTTATGCACATCCAGGGGGAGAGAAGCATACGTCTGCGCCAGCAGCGACACTGCGCGGTACACCGCCGTCACGCGAAGTGCGTTGTCAGGGGTGACGTTCATGCCGCTGGCCGACTGGCTGCCCATACCGAACCATTGTGCAACTACCGGATCGCGAGGCGGGCCGATATTGCCAGCGGAGGCGCGGAGACTAGCGGCGAACATTATTTATCCGA